GCTGCTGTCGCGCTGATTCTTACCCTCGTACAGGGAGCGGTACCCGCAGCAAGTCTGCTGCCTGCCATCGATCGCATCACGGGCATGCTCGGAGCCATTGGGCTGCTGCTCCTTGTCAATCTGTCGCTCGGTCCGCCGGTCGGTGCTCAATCCTTAAATGACGGTGAAAGTAGCGGATCGCAGTCTCGCCTACCTGGAGTGGAGCGCCGTGACGGTTGCAGGTTATGATAGCTAGCAGGTCCGAAAACGGCATCGACGTGTGACGAAACATCTCCTCGAAAAGAAGATCCTTCGTCGGGCAATAGAGATAGACCGTTCCTTTTGTAACTCCGAGCCTGGCTGCCACGTCTTCGATACGCGTAGCCGCGTATCCTTTCGGCCATTGCAGGACAACGCCTCGATTTTTCAACTGAGGCTATAAGTTGACAGAGGCGTGCGACTGACGTGGGCTGTTGCCACGATACCAGACAGTGCCTGCTGAAACGACGCGGCAATATCAGTTTGTCTTTACCAGCGAGAATGCATCGTCTATTTCGCCATACTCACCGTTCGCCCCAACGACCGGAATGAGGCCCAAATACGCCTGCGCGCTCAGTCCGCTCTAGAAATCCATTGTCAGCCAACGCCCAACTACAGGATGGCGGGGTGATAGATGCTGTGCGATACGAAGCAGGCACATGGCTTCATCCTTTTGCTTCTTCTGCCCCAATAACTCAGCCAGCTCGATGTGGCGAAGAGCAGACGGCTCAAGGGCAAGAGCTTCCCTCAAGAGCAAGTTTGGGTCCGACGCATCCGGGCTCGGGATAAACGAGCGTTTTTTCTCGTCGTCTTCCTCCTGACGGACTCTGGCGAGGTGTGCCAGGGAAGCCGCAGCGCTCGCCCTAAGTCGAGGCGTCCCCCGCCGACGCCACGATTCCAATTGGTCGAGCAAGCCAAAGGATGAAACCAAGGACCGGGCCCTTGCTTTTTCCAACTCATCTTTCACTCCCTCGTATGATGGGTCTTGGGTGCGCTGAAATATAACTGGATGAATTCTATCGTCGCTAAGTACAAACAACGGCTCAGCCAGTTGCAGACGGGCATAAACTGCGACCTGTAAGCATTTTATAAGCGATACAATTTCGCCAGCGGGGGAATCAATCGAATAATTCTTTGTAACAAAGTAAGTTTGAAGCATTGTGTCGGTATCTATTTCCGAAGTTGCTTTCAGATTCGACAATTGAAAGGTTTGATACAAGGCTAGGAAATAGTAGTAGCAGGATTCCAGATAGAACCTGTCGTCAAGTATAATCCGACGCTGGATCTCAACTTTTGAAAGAACTGGAAAGATAAACTTAACCAGCTCCGATTCTACGGCTTTTTTGAGAATATATACGATGGAAATAGGTGCGTCGAAGGGCGAGGGATATAGGACTTCATCTCTAATACGAGATAGGAATTCGTCTGCTTCCTTGTATTGCTTCTCCTCTACAAGCAATTTTGCTTTATCAAACGCTTTTTCGAACATAGATCCAACACGGGACTCTTTTAAAGATGATATTTCGCTTATCAGTTCAGCATCGGTCGTTTGGTTAAAACCCGCACTGGCTGTTATCGGTATTATGCCTATTTTTAGGTTCAGTAGTTTCAATTTGGAGTCAAAAGTTTTTATTTTGTCGAGGTCAAACATATAATCCAGGATTTTTCTTTCCTTGCTTCGTTCTGAACCTTCCGAATAATTTTTGAGTTCAAGCGCAACCAGCTCTTGAAATTCTGGATATTCCTTGAATGAAAGGAGATATGCTTGTTCATAAGCTCGCGTTGCCTCGGAATTGTCTCCCAAAATCTTTTTGCGCCGTCGCACTATATCATCGAATTCTGCCCACGCCTTCGCAACGCGATAAAACTTGCCGCCTTCCGCCTTCGTTCCTATTTGTAAAAACCACTCAGAAGCATCGCGAACATTCTGAAGGGGTTGCGCGATTCGCTTTCCTAGCTTCGTCTTCGACAGCAAAGTATGAAATCTCAGAATCGGCGCAAGAAGCCAACCGCGAACCTTGTATTGATACCAGCGTTCAGCGAGGCCTGTGGCGTAGGCAATCGCCGCCTCTTCGGTTTCACGACGGATCGTAAGCATTTCTTTAGCGCAAGCGTCGAGTTCCCCTCGCAGCAGCAGGGTATAGCCGTGAAGAAATCTGGCCGGCATGTACAGCGGATCATACTCATTGAGAATACGCCTCAGTGATCGATGGGCATATTCTGCTTTCTGGAGGTCCGGCGCCGCCCCCTCCACATCTGACATGGCGTCCAGTGCGGAAATCAATGTCGCGAGAGTAAGCCATGACGTTGGCTTCATTCCTGGACGTGTGCCCTCCGACAGCACCTGCCAGACTTTCAGGGCCAGGACCTCAAGCGCTCGTTGCACTGCTTCCGTCAAGCCATCCTCTCGGCCGGAAGAGTCCTCTACGTATAGTGCAGCTTCATTAGAGGAAGCCGAAACTTGCACCAGGTCCTGACCGCTCCGCAAGTCGGTCAGGGTTGCCCAAGAATATGCTTCACCATTTTGGAGGCCTCGCACACCCCCTTCCAATCGGAAACGACGCCTTGGGCGCAGTTGCGTCACTGCCCTTTGGGCTTGAGCTATCGCCCACGGCGCGCCCTTCTCGGCGAGCTGACCGATATTCGAGAGGACCTCACCCAAAGGAGAATTGCCCTCCGCCACCGGCAAAAGAGTATCTACTGCCAGAACGGGGCCGATTGTTCCTCCAATGCTGCCTGTAGGTTTTTGAAGTCGAAAGCCGATATGCCTGAGCTTGTCTCGAAGCAGCATTTGCACCTGAGACTCAGAAATCTCACTTCCGTCCATGAATACAAGGACTCGGCCGATATCACAGCCGCGGCGAAGTGGAAATCGTTCGAGCCAATTTCGTCCGAATATTAGCGTCAACGCCAATCCCATAATAATTGCGACCCAGCGAGTGGCTGGTGAGAACTGTCCCAGCCAAAGCGCTGGCCCGTGAAACCAGCGAGGCAGGTCGAGGATATGTCTAATATGTTCAGACGCGCCGTTGGCAGCCGAGACCAGTATCGGCGTATTTCCCATGCGCGCCAGTTCGAAGCTTACTAGCGCTTGGTTGAACTCGCTGTCCGCCAGCTGTCGGAGCCCTGTAGCATAGGATCGCGCTGCGGTGTGATCCTCGGTGACAACGTCCCGTGCAGTAATTTCGAGAGGCGCGCTGCCGATCCACATCCATGTGGCCGACGCAGTCACGAGTGCGCCCGCGGTAGCAAGTGCAAGCAAGAGCCAAAGGTGAACGCGGGCCTTTATGATGTCGGACATCTGTCGATCTCCAACCAGCGTCGACGGCGACAACCGTCACTGTAAACAACGACGCCGGCGTCGGCTGGCTAACGTTTGCAGCTGAACGGATTCGATCCGATGCCGCGTGCGCATACAAGATCCACTTTCTCCGCTGGCAATGCAATCCAGACTTGGCGCTGTTACTTCAGCCACAAAGCAAGATACTCGGCCAAGGCAAAGGTTAGCCTAAATTCAACAATAGACTTCAACGGCCAGCATGGTGCATCGATCCTGTGAAACCGTCGGCCGCCACGTGCAACTGCTAGCGAAACACTTCATCAAACGAACCATCCCCCCGGGACAGTTATAGGATTTTCGTTGGCCCGGCCGCCTTCAGCCGCTCCAGCTGTCCGACGTGATCCTCACCGCCTCAGGACGATCCTTTGCAAAAGCCTCTATCCTTCGCCCACGCGATCCCCTGGCGCTGGCGTCGACGCTGAACATCGTAGTCCTGGCTGCGCCAGCTGGCTGAAACGACGTGGCGATATCAGTTTGTCTTTACCAGCGAGAATGCATCATCTATTTCGCCATACTCACCGTTCGCCCCAACGACCGGAATGAGGCCCAAATACGCCTGCGCGGTCTGGTTCGCGGTGAACGACACGCCAGTGAGGGCAATCGTGCCCGACCCCACGTTCTGGTAGAAGTCGCCCGCCGTCAGCGTATTGGTCAGACTGACCCTGAAGTAGATGCTGGTGGCCGCCGTGCGCTGGTAGGCGTTACCCCCGAACTGGTAGATGCCGCCATTGACCAGCGAGAACGGCCCCTTGAGGATGCGCGGGTTGGCAGTGGCAAAGTTGGTTGCGGCAGCACGTGCGAACCCGCCAGATTGCGACAGCGTGGTGGCTGCCCCGGCGGTCCAGCCAAGGCCATTGAGCAAGTTCGCGCTGGCACCGCCGGTCTTCACTGGAAGGACGCGCCGGCCGTTATACATCGTTCGCGCATCGCTGATCAGGACCGTGCCGACACCGCGCTAGTGATTGTAAATCGGCTGATAGGAGCCGAGCACGTCGACGCCGATGACCGTCTGGCGATCCGTGAACAGCAGGACGCTTCCCGCCTCGCGGATCCCGATGACCGGTCGGCCGTTGTAGATCTTCGCGCCATCAGCGAGGAGGACCACACCGCGCCGGCGCTTGTTGTTAAACAATTGAGCCAATTGATCACCCGTTCGGGAAGAGCTTCGAGGCGTCGATTTGCCTGTCGGTCCGGGACATTGCCGCTTCGAGGAATTCGAAGGACATCGAGCGATTGCCGTTCGCATTGTCGCTCACCGAGGACACGCGCACTTTGGCGACCATGACCATCTCGGTGCCGGCCCGCAGGTTGTCGATGCCGAGCTTGTCGAGGTTTTTTTCATCGAGATAGAGGGAAGGATAGAACTCGTCCTTTTCGGACACGACCGGCTCGTTCCAATCCTTGAACGACTGCTTAAGGCTCTTGAGTTTCATCATCCCACCTGTCGCGAAAAGAAAAGGCGACCGAGGCCGCCTCTTGGTTATTCGGGCGCAATCCAATCAGGCCTGGGCTGGCCGCCAAGCTTGCCGAGCTCCTGATCGACGCCGTTGCCAACCACGGGTGCAGGAGCATCATTGATGACTCCCGCCGCTTCCGGTTCAGGCCTGGCCACGGGCGCAGCCGCAGCCTTGCTCCTGGCCTTGACCTTGGCAGGCTCGATCTGTGCGACAGCCTCGACCCAGCGGCCGAGCGGCACGCCTTCCGGCCACTCGAAGACCTCGCCCGTTTCGCGGACCACGCCGCCGACGTAGCCTGTCGAGAGTGCGCGAACACTAGCCATTGGACTGATTGCCCATGGTGACGCCGGCGGTGATCTTGCCAGCAGTCGGAGCCGTGCCCGTGACGGTGTAGTTCAGGCGCATGTACCGCTTATTGGTGCCACGCGTGATGTACTCAGGGACGACGACGTTGCCGGACTTGAGATCCGCCAGGACGACGACCTGCGACCAGACGGTTTTCGCCGAAGCGAAAGACGAGGCATCATCGACCTGAAGCGCGACGGTCAAGCTCGTCAGGTTGTTGAAGCTTTCAACGACCTGGATGCGAAGCGGGATGGTCTTCCCCTTGCCGATGTCGCGCGCGACATCGAGGTCAATGACGTTGGTGCTTGCCGCGCTGGCGGTAATCGCCTGGGCGTCGGACAGCAAAGTCTGAAGATCAAAAATCATTTTTCTCTGCCCTTTCTGAGAGAGAGCCGCCACCGCCAGGTGACGGCTTTGGCGATGACCGGTAAAGGTGGAGAGCGGCGTCGGGAGGAACCGCCACTCTCCGGCAAGGATTAGATCGCGGTGGACGAGACGAGCGCCTCGGGCCTTCGAGGCCGCCGTACCCTGGTAAAGACGGCCCCAGGTCGCAGAGGGATAGCCCGTGCGGATCGTGTGCAGATGCTTCGTCGCCTGATTGCACTCGTCATCCAGCCCTACGAGTATGGAGCCGACGCCAGCAAGGCGACGTGCATATGGCAAAAACGACCACAGTGCGTGGAACTCAACAGGGAGTTCAACAACGGCGCGCTCTACATCGACCCCGCTGAATAAACAATTGCAACCCGTTGCACCGAGAGGACTGAGTCATGAGCTACGTGAGCACACACCAGCACGACACGAATTTCATCACCTTCACGTTGCAATCCATACGTCCAACACTCATATTAAACATTGGAACGTGTTGCAAAACACTGCGAGGATAACGCCGTGAGCTATTTCCTAGCCGTCAAGACCCTGAACGGCCTGAAGCCCGTCAACCGCTGGCCCTACCCGACCTACGACGAGGCCAGAACGGCCGCCCTGGGGCGCAACGTCGTCATCGTCGATGCCGAGCACGAGCCCGGCTGCAGCCTGATCAAGAGGGCTGGACCATGACAATCCTCTACTTCCCCAAGCACAAGATCGTCTCTCCGCCGGATATGCCCGAGCTGGGCGGCTGCGAAATCTGCGGCGGCTGGGAAGGCGAGCTGCCGACCGACTGCCCTGGCATCACGATGACACTAGAACAGCGTCAAGCGGTGATGGTCGGCAAGCTGGACTACCTCTGGAGCGAAGGCTGGACGACGGTCACGCACGTTCAGCGCTTGAAGATCAATCTCTCCTGGGAGGGGAGGACGCTATGACGAAGCTGACACCGGACGAGGTGTGCATCGCCTACCATGTTGACCCAGCCGGAGCTGGAATTAGACGACGAACGCCGGCCATTCGTTGCGTTCTTTGCCTTCGCCTGCCGATCGGTGAGGTCGACTTCGCGGATCTCGGTGGGAACGTAGTCGAAACGGTTCGGCGCGGTTGGCCTCATCAGGCTAGAGGATCGTAGTCCACCTCTACCGACGAATGGTTGCCGCCATGAACCGAGCCCACATGCCGGGTCTTCCTGGCTACCGGCTCGGCGAACGTCAGCGCCAGCGCATCCCCCTTGTTCGGCGACGGCAGGCCGCGTTCCTTCATGTCTTCCTTGCTCTCAAGCTGGATCTTGCCATCGAGGCGCGCCACGGTTTCCGGCCCGATGATGTCCTGGTAGAGATCCTCGTCCTTCGGGTCGAAGACGCCGCCGGCCTTGAGCCAGTGCTTCATCTGGCCCCACATGTAAGCGCGCTGATTGAGATAGCCCTCGTCCACCGGCTTGCCGCTGAACCAGATCAGCCGCCAGGATCGACCCATGACATCGCCGGCGCTCTTGATGCCCGTGCCATAGCCGGCGTCAACGAAGACGGCATGGTGCTCGTCTTCGAGCCGTGCGATCAGGTTCGCGACCTGGACATCGTTATCGTTGCGCGGCAGCGAGGCGAGGCTCCTCGAATAGAGCCCTTGCCGAAGAACGATCTCCAGCTTGTCGTCGCCTGTCCAGGCGGGATCGACGCCGATGATCACCGGCGCGAAACTGTATTGTTCTTTGCGGAGATGGCGCGAGCGCGCAGCATCGGCATCGTCTGCGGAGATGAACTGCATGGCGGACTGGCTCGGAAACTGGCCGCGCACGCGCACCTTGACGAGATCGCTGTCTTCGCCGTGGTCGTCCACAAGCCGTTGCAGGAAAGCTTTGTTCGTGCCGGGAACGGTGCGGCTGTCGATCTGTCGGCCGGCCCAGCGATGGCGAAAGCGGCGAAAGCATTCGCGGAACCGGCCGCTGTTGCGTGTCGGGTTTCCGTACACAATCCAGATGATGATCGTATCTTCGTCGGTCAGCGCGCCCTCGGCGACTTCCCACACCCTGTCGTGGATCTTCGAGGCTTCGTCGAATTCGAGGACGATGATCTTGCCCTTGTTGTGCAGGCCGGCGAACGCCTCGGTGTTGTGCTCAGACCACGGGATGAAGTCCTGGCGCCAGCTTTCGCCGCGCGTCGGATCCTTGCTCTTGATCGACATCGTTTGAATGTCGAACCAGTGCGAAGTCAGGCTCATGCGAAACCATTTGCCGATTTCCGGCGCGGTCTTGGTTCGCAGCTGGCCTTCGGTGTTGGCCGTCGTGACGATCTTCGCATCGGGCCAGCACGACATCGCCCAATTGCTGAGCATCCCCATCGACGCCGACTTGCCGATGCCGTGGCCGCTGGCGATCGAGATCTGAAGCGGCTGATAGCGCGTTGCCGGGTTAGCGAGATGGTCGCGGATGATTGTGAAGACGTCCGTTTGCCATTCGCGCGGCCCGTCGTAGTCGGCGAGCTCGCCGTTGCCCCAATCCCAGGCGAGCCTGGACCAGCGCACGGGGTCGTGCCGGCAGGATGAGGCAAGTTCGATGATGTCGTCGTTTGGGTCGCGCTTCTGGCCGATGCCCGGGCGGCTCATATCATGCACCACGCGAGTTCTTTGAGGATGTCCTCGACAGCACACTGAACGATCGGATCGTTAGCAGGCCGGCAGAGGTAGGCGGCCAGCATGGCGGCGACGCGGATCGTTGGGCCAGTGATCCCGTCAGGCATCGCCGGCATCCCGCTTGTGGGCGCGCTCCAGGCGATCGGCAAGACTATTCAAACCCTTGTGCTCGATCACCTCTTGGAACGCATTAACGCCGATATGCCTGCCGATCAGTTCGAGCCGGCGGACGCGATCGGAGAGCTTGAGCTTCATCGTGGTGCCGATCGTGACGCCGTCCGATTTCTCTTCGAGCGTATCGACGCCGGCTACCAATCCTTGCCGCCAGATCAAAGGCCATTCCTTAACCGGCAGCAGCCGACCGTTTTCATCGTACAGATTAGCCAAATCGGCCTCAGCTTCAGCAGCGAGCCTTGTCAGTACCCAATCGGCGTCGATCTTCGTGCGCTGAATCCGTTCTCCCATCGCTTCATCTATCGCGGCCTTAACGTTAGGTTTTATTAGGTTTTCAACCGCAATGACGGCAGCAGTTTTCGGCGAATAGCCGGCTCCAATTGCCGCCTGCGTTCCGTTTAGATCCTTCAGATATTCCGCGACGAACGCCGCCTGTTTTGCCGTGAGTTTTGACATCGCCTTTCAGCCCTGTGGTCAGGACCGATCGATATCCCGGCAATGGTTATCGTGATGATGTGGCGCTGCTACACGTTGCGCGGTTTTTGCACAGTTGATGATATCGCAATGGTATTTTGGCGCTAAAAAATCGTTTAAAATCAACGACGGTATGGCACACATTGCACACCTTGCACACTTTCGCGCTTTAAGTCTCTAGAAAACGAAAATGTCACAACTTCGCCCTAATTAAAATAAGGCAAAGTTGTGGCAAAATGAGTTTTTCGTATTTATTATAGGCCAAAAGTGTGCAAGGTGTGCAAAAGTCATTGATTTTAAAGCGAATTGTCAAAAATAGTGTGCAATAGTGCGCAATAGTGTGCAATCCGCAAATCGGTCCAGAGCCGCGATCTCTGACGAATCGTCGTCGCCGAGGCGGTGATCGATTGCATGCCCAATGAAATGCCCGAAGGCGAGTTCGCCGAGCTATAGACGCCGGCCGGCCCTGCGTTACCTCACATGCATGGCCAATCCCACCTTCAAGCCCGTCGAACTTTGCCTTCACCCTCCAGGCGGATATCGGGA